GAAGATGGCCACATTAACAAAGATTTATTCAGACATAGATTTCACTTTTAAGCCCAAACCTGTTACAGGTGATGTGGCTTTGAGCTATGACCAGCAGGCTGTAATTCGTTCTGTTCGTAATTTGTTACAGACTAATCACTACGAAAGACCATTTAATCCTGATTTGGGTTCAAATTTGTCTGCATTGTTGTTTGAAAACATTTCACCAAGTACAACAATAGCGTTGCAAAATGAGATAATGAGTACGATAAGTAACTATGAACCAAGAGCAAAAGTTCAAAGTGTGGCTGTTAGTGTTTTACCTGACCAAAATTCTTATAGTGCAACAATAACAATGTATATTGCCAATGCAACAGTACCAACAACAGTAACAGTCCTATTACAGAGAGACAGATAAAATGGCCGGAGCAAATTCAAACATACAAGTTACCGATTTAGATTTTAATCTAATCAAAAACAACCTGAAGACATATCTTCAAGGTCAGGCCGTATTTCAAGATTATAATTTTGACGGTTCTGCTCTCTCTACATTGTTAGATATTCTTGCATACAATACACAATACAATTCTTTCTATTTGAACATGGTCGCAAATGAGATGTTCTTAGATACATCCATTAGACGTTCATCAGCCGTTTCTCATGCAAAATTGTTGGATTATGTGCCAAAATCCAATGTTGCACCAACAGCCACAATTAATTTAAGAGTAAATCAAGTCACAGATGCTTCTTTGACACTACCACAATATACTAAGTTCATATCAGAAGCAATTGATGGCATCAACTATAACTTTGTAACAGTAGATTCTTATACTGTTAATACAACTGCAAACACAGCCAACTTTATTGGTGTTGAGTTGAAACAAGGCATACCAACCAAACAAACATTTACAGTAAACTCTACTGCAAATCCAACATATACATTTGACATTCCTGATTTAGGTGTTGATACTACTAGTTTATTGGTCACCGTTCAACAATCATCATCAAATGCATCTTATACTGTATACAACTTATCTTCTGATTATTTGATTTTAGATGGAACTTCTACTGTATATTTCTTACAAGAAGGCATTAATGGCCACTATCAAATTTATTTTGGTGATGGCATTTTAGGTCAACAATTGTCTGATGGTAATGTTGTTAATATATCATACATTGTCACACAAGGTACCGCTGCAGCTGGTGCCAATAACTTTGTGTTGATGAATTCAATATCTGGTTACGGCAACACGGTTGTTTATCCAGTTGTACCTGCAACTAACGGTGGTAACCAAGAAACATTAGCTTCAATTCAATTTCAAGCACCTAAGACATATTCAGCACAAGGTCGTGCAGTTACAAAAGACGATTACATCACATTGATTCAACGAAACCAATTAGGTTTTGCGTTTGATGCGGTTAATGTATGGGGTGGAGAAGAAAATAATCCACCAGTTTACGGCCAAGTTTTTATCTGTTTGAAACCAGCAGGTGCATATCTGTTAACAGACACACAGAAAAAACAAATCATGCAGAACATCATTGATCCTGTAAGTGTCGTGACTGTACAACCAACTATTGTGGATCCAGACTACACATACTTACAGTTGTCAACTAATGTATATTATGATCCAACAAAAACAAATCAAACGTCTGCACAATTGCAAGCAGGTATTATCTCTGCAATTCAGACATTTGGTACAACAACATTAAACACATTCAATTCATCATTCAATGCATATGATTTGTTGGGAACAATTCAAAACTATGATCCATCTGTTATCACTAGTGAATATACATTAAAGTTACAGAAGAAGTTCTTCCCAAGTATTACTAATCCAGAAACATATAACCTATACTATCACACACCATTACAAAGAGGTGTATATGGTAGTAGCATTACAAGTTCGCCTGGTCTACAATTTATCAACCCAGCCAATACTGCTGCCACAATTGATAATGTGTTCATTGAAGAAGTACCACAACAAACATTTGGTGTAGATAACATCATCATTTTAAATCCTGGTTTTAGTTATCAATCTGCACCTACAATCACTATTCAAGGTGATGGCACTGGCGCAACTGCAACTGCAACAATTGTAAACGGAAGTATTAATTCTATAACAATTACAAATGCAGGCAATAATTATACATCAGCTATTGCTACAGTTACACCAGCATATGGTGACACAACAGGAACAAATGCAGTTCTAGTTGTTAACTTACAAGGCCAATATGGAACATTGAGGTCTTATTATTATAATACAACTAATGTCAAAACAATTTTGAATTCTAATGTTGGTTCAGTAGATTATGTAAATGGTATTATCACATTGAATTCATTTAAACCAACAGAAGTGGATAATCCATTAGGACAGTTTGCTATTACTGCTACACCAACATCATCAATTTTAAAATCTACATACAATGGTATCCTTACAATTGATCCATTTGATGCAACAGCAATTTCAGTTACTATGACTGCTAAGACGAATTAAGTAAATGGTACCAAATAATCAGAAAACCTCGTTATTAATTCCGTATCAACTTCCTAAATTCGTTCAGGAAAATCCGGATTATGCCAATTTTGTTGCATTTTTGCAGGCTTATTACGAATGGCTAGAGCAAACTGGTAATGTAACTGAACAATCAAAGAACATATTGAATAATATGGACATTGACGCTACCAGTCAACAGTTCATACAATATTTTATCAATGATTTTTTACCATATTTTCCCTCTGATGCATTAGTTAGTCCTCAAATGGCAATTAAAACTGCCAGACAATTGTATCAAGCTAAAGGAACACCGTCATCGTTTAAATTCTTATTCAGAATCCTTTTCAATTCCGATTTTGATTATTATGTGACAGGCAATTCTGTTCTTAAAGCTTCAGCGGGAACATGGTATGTACCTAGAAGTGTAAGATTAGCTACAACAAATGAAAATTTTCTTGCAACTACAAATCTTAGGTTGTTTGGAGTAACATCCAAATCTATTGCCACAGTAGAAAATGCAGTTTTATCTGGAACAAAAACAGAAATCTTCATTTCCAATATTGAACGTCTTTTCCAATCAGGCGAAGATGTTACTGTGGTTGATTCATACAATCAACCTGTATACTTTTTAAACGGCAAAGTTGTTTCTTCTACAACAGAAGGTGCAGAAACATTAACTGCTAAGATTGTTGGTCAAATTAGCCAAATCAATATCAATCCAAACTATCGTGGTACATTGTATCAACCAGGTGATCCTGTTATTGTATATGGCGGCTTAAATCCTAATACTTCAAATCCAATTGGTGCTACAGCAGAAGTTGGAACAGTTACATCTGGTTCAATTCAAAATATCAATGTGTTGACTGGTGGTTATGGATATACTGCATTTCCTAATACATTAATCAATATTACTAATGCTCCAGGTGCTAATGCAATTGTTGGTGGTTTAAATCCTGCGGCAAATTCTGAAGCTAATGTTACATACTTTTCAATTGATTCTATTGAAACTAAAGCAGGTATTACAATTGGTAACACAACATACGGCTTTGCAAATTTACTTTCTGCTAATGCAAACACAACATTAGCTAATGCGTTAACATTTCAATCTTTTGCTACTTACCCAATTTCATCTGTTACATTGTTGAATGGTGGTGGCGCTATCTCTACGCCACCAGTTGTAACTGCAATTGCAAGAGAACACACAGATAATCCTGATTCAGCAAATGCATATGCATTTTTAGCATCTTTAGGTATTTTAGGACCAATTCAAATCATTTCAGGTGGTAATGGATACCAAGCAAATGACACAATTGTGTTTACTGGTGGTGGAGGTTTTGGTGCATACGCTAATGTGTTGACAGTTAACGCAAGTGGTGCAATTCAAACAGTCGGTTATGTTTATCCCAATTCTAACTCACATTACCTATATTCATTGGGTGGTATGGGATATACATCATTGCCAACTTTGAGTGTATCTTCTGCAAATACTCAAGCTGCAAATGCAATTCTTTCAGTGCCTGCAATCTTAGGAACAGGTGCCACATTTTCTACCGTAACAAGTAGTGTTGGTTCTATATCTACAATCAACATTATTAATCCTGGCGAAGATTATGTTTCTGCACCAAATGTGTCATTGGTGGTACAAGATATTGTGGTATCAAATGTAACGATTGCTCAATTACCACAAAAAGGTGATGTTGCCTATCAAGGTGCTAATGTCGTAACAGCATTGTATAAATCTACTGTTAACAACATTACATTGTTGGTTCCCAACTCTGATCCATTACAGTCACTATACAACCTAAGAGTATTTAATTACAGTACAAACCCAAATCCTGGTCAAAAAATCAATATATTGGGTAAAAATATCCACATGATTACTCAAAATGTAACTTATGGAGGTTTTTATAATTCTTATGGTGTAAAAAATTACGGTGATGGCCAAGCTAAGGCATCTGCAACATTCTTAAACGGTTTGGTTATTGGCCAAGGTCAATATTTGGACACAAGTGGTCAACCAAGTTCATATGATGTGTTGCAAAGCTCACAATACAACAACTTTACATACGAAATTACAGTACAAAAAGAGATTGCCAAATATCGTAATGTATTATTGAACTTATTACATCCAACAGGTTTACAGGTTCTTGGTCGTTTTGCTATAAATGCTAATGCACAATTCAAAACAACTGCAACAGAAGCTTTATACCAAGGTGTTCCATTGCCACATTATACTGGAACAAATGCTTCTGGTGTTACAATGAGTGCAAACTTCAGTTCATTTGCTTCAAATACTGTATACTTTAATAATTTAGCAAATGCTGACATTGCATCATTTATCTTTAGCAATCAAGTTGGTTATGCAAACAGTATCATTCAAATTGAAACACCACACGGACCAAATGTAAGGTCTGAAGTTTGGGGTATAGCGGCTGCATTTGATGATTTATCATTAGATACCGGATCAGAAGATTTGGCTGCTGAATCAGGTGGTGAAGACTTATTGACTGAAAATGCCTATGTTACACTTAAAGAGAGTTATTGGCTAACATTCCCAAATGTTGCAGTAGTTACAGCAAATTCTGGTTCTAATACAATAAATATAGTGTCACTAACTGGTTCTTATGACATTATTAATGACGGTGCTTATAGTAATACTGCATATCCATTGAAGGATATTGTGTATGCAGGCGATTTAGTACAAGTCAATAATACAGTTTATACAGTATCCAGTGTGAATTATACTGGCGGAACAATTACAGTAGCAAACAACTTTACATCAAATGCAAACGGTTTCTTATCAGTCAACAGAACATTAACAGCATCAGATGGCCAAGTAGTGATTTATGGACCATTAGGTCTTGCGTATACTCC